CGGAACGTTCGGTTCGGGGTGGTGATCATTTCGTTCTATTGCCTTACTTTTGGCAAATGGACAAACAAAACCAACCATCCGACACGGGCGCGGACGCTAAGAAAAAACCAAACGGGGCGAAACGGTGCGCGGTTGGCTGCAAGTGCGGACGTCATAAGAAACGAACGGGGGCGAAAACATTAAAGGCACAAACACGGACGCGGGTTCGTCAAATGGAGTTCATCCGCCTTTTGAAACTTTCGGGCGGAATACATCAACCCGCGTTGACTGAATTGGGGATCAACCGTTGTACGTTGAAAGATTGGCGCGACAAAAGTGACGAATTCAATCAAATGATGAATGACGTCCAACACGAACAAATCGATTTCGTTCGGACGAAGTTGATGAAAGGGATCAACAACGGATCGGAACGATTGATCGAATTTTATTTGTCCCGCCGCGATCCCGATTTCGCGAAGCCGATCGAAACCGTTGTCGATGATACGATCGAATCACCCGCCCCGAATGTTGTTTTCATTCCCGCATCCAAAACACCCCCATCGAATGACTGACGAATTTCAGATTCAATACAACCCGAAATTCGAATCGGTGTTCACTTGTAAGCGTCGTTATTTAATGCTGAAAGGGGGCGCGGGATCGGGAAAATCAGTTGTCACGGCTCAAAAATTAGTTAGTCGATTTATATCCGAAAAAAGTCATCGATTTTTGGTTTGTAGAAAACACGGTGTTGATATTAGGTTGTCGGTTTGGGATTTAATTTTGAACGTGATTTCCGATTGTGGACATTCTAAATTTCTAAAAATAAACGAAACCCGCCGATCGATCAAACATTTGGTGACTGGATCGGAATTCGTTTTCAGCGGGATCGATGATCCCGAAAAAATCAAATCGATCGTTGGTATCACGGGGATTTGGTGCGAGGAAATCACCGAATTCGACGAACAAGATCTTGATCAACTCGATCTACGTTTAAGGGGCGAAACGCTATACTATAAACAAATAATTGGGACATTCAACCCCGTGTCCAAAAGGCATTGGATAAAAGCGAAGTTTTTCGACACCCCGTCCGATGATGTGTTCACGCATCAATCTACGTTCCGCGATAATATGTTCATCGATGATGAATATAAAAATGTATTGATGAATCGATTCAAGTCGAATCAACGTTTGTTTCAAATTTATGTTTTGGGCGCGTGGGGCGAACCGATCACGGGGTTGGAATTTTATTCCCAATTCAATATCGGCGTCCACGTTGGCGACCCGCCCGAATACGATCCCGCCGCCCCTTTACACGTGACTTTCGATTTCAATGTCGTCCCGCACGTGACGGTGTGCGTGTGGCAAATTAAACACGTCCGCGATGACGATGACATCATCGTTTCAACGACGCTTTGGTGTATCGATGAAATTTGTTTGGAACACCCGTTGAACAACACCCCGTCCGCTGCGAAACGGGTTCGGTTAATGTACGGCGAACACACGGGGGGCGTTCACATTTACGGCGATCCGTCGGGGGCGTCACGCGACACCCGATCCGAATCGGGACGAAACGATTTCACAATCATTTTTGATGAACTTCGCCCCTTAAATCCGATCAATCGCGTTCAATCATCCGCGCCCAACATCATCAATCGGGGACAATGGATAAATTCAATATTTGACAACGACGACCCGTCCGTGTTTCGTTTAAGATTTGCCGACAAATGTGTTGTGACGATCGACGATTTTCAGTTGTGCAAAATGGCGGCGGATGGTAAGAAGTCAAAGAAGCGAATTACAAACAAACAAACGGGCGTTAGTTATGAGCAGTACGGACACGCAACCGACGCGTGTGAATACCTTTTCACGACGTTATTTGAATCCGTGTTCCGTGACTTTATTCACGGGACGGTCGAACCTACAAACCGAACCATTGAACGGCGATCGGTTTCGCGTGGGAAATCGTATTAATCGAAACCCTATCTTTGTGAAAAATACTTTTCAATGATATTCATCAAATCCCGCGACATCGAACGATCGATCCGCGATGAACATTTGACATCGATCACGGCGGACGACGCGACGATCATGACCGACGCGGAATTGGCGTCAATCACCGAAATCAAATCTTATTTGATTGGCAAATATGACGTCGCGGTTTTGTTCGCGTTGGTTGCGGATTGGGACGTTTCGGTTTCGTACGTCAGCGGGGACGTTGTGTTTTACGCTACGGATCAAACGTTTTATGTTTGTGTTGATCCTATTTCGGGCGTATTACCAACCGCGTCACCGCGTTGGTCAATAACACCCGACCCGCGGGATCCGTTAATCGTGGAATTCATGGTTGATTTGATATTGTATCGAATACATTCAAGAATCGCACCCAAACAAATCCCCGAACACCGAATGACGCGCCGTGATGACGCGATTTCGTTCCTAAAATCCGCCGCGAAATATACCATTTCCGCACCGTGGGAACAAGAAACGGGGATCGAACCCGCGTCTATTTCGTGGGGATCAAATGAAAGAGAAATAAAGCAATATTAAAATGAAGATTTTCGGACTAAATTTCGGCGGAAACGCCCCAAAAGTTGACAACGTTGACAAAAAACGCCCCGATTCGGGGTCGGTTTACAACACCGTAATCCAAACGCAACTAACAAGATCACGCGCGAACATCGGAAAATGGGTCGGCGCGGTCGCAATGGCGGAATCCATAAAAACCCCCGATAGGACTGAATTGGTTCGTTTGATGAAAGAGGTCGATCGTGATCCGCATTTAAAATCGCTTATGACGACACGAACGAACGCCGTTTTGTCAACGCCTTATTTTTTGAAAAACAAAGGGTCGGGCGAAGTCGATGAAGATCAATCTTTGAAATTGAATTCGGAATGGTTTGTCAAGTTTTTAGAGTTGACGATTGACGCGCGATTTTATGGTTTTTCGTTGATTCAGTTGGATGAAATAATTGACGATAAATTCAAATCGGTCGAACTTGTTCCGCGTCAATATGTAGTCCCCGAATTCAAATCGGTTCGTTTGAAATTAGGTTCAAAGGAAATGAAATCATTTGTCGATCCCCCGTTTTCGGATTGGTGTGTTGGTGTTGGCGATCCGTTCGATTTGGGGATCATGAACAACGCGATCCCGTTCCTAATTTATAAAAAGGACGTTTTATCTGCGTGGTCAGAGTACGCCGATTTGTTTGGCGCGCCCGTTAGAATAGGACGAACGGACGTTCAAAACAACGTTAAACGGGATAATATGAACGATATGTTGAAAAACATGGGGTCGATGTCGTGGGGGACTTTCGACCTTAACGATCAACTGGAATTAGTAGAAGCCAACAACCGCGACGCGTTTAATGTATTTAAGGAAATGGCGAACACGGTAAATTCTGAATTGTCGAAATTATTCGTCGGTCAAACGGGAACAACGGACGAAAAATCGTTCGTCGGCTCAGTCGAAGCGCATGAACGAACGTTCAACACGTACACATCCGCCGACAAACGGTTCGTCGCTAACGTGGTGAACAATCAGTTGATCCCGCTGATGGTTTTACACGGCATGATCCCCGACGGTTTCGAATTCGCGTTCGATTATACTGAGAAACTTTCTTTGACTGAAAAACGCGAAGCGTTCGCCGCGGTCGCCCCGTTTTTCGAGGTTGATCCCGATTGGATCAACGATCAATTCGGAATTGACATCACGGGCGTCAAATCGGGCGGCGGAATAGCCGACCCGACAAACGGATTGTCGAATTCTCAAAGGGTTTTGGTCGCGACCTCTAAACTTTACGAACAAGCAAAACCGAAAAAAACCCCCGCTTAAATGGATTTTTCCGACGCTCAGATCGCCGCACTATTAAAGGCGGTTTTTAATGGAACGGTGACGGGGTTTGATCCGTCGTTGGACTTGTACACCGCAACCGCGGAATTTTTGGACGACGGATTGTTCGAAGGTTACGGGATGACGTTGTTCGGTGGTGATATTTCAACACTAGACGAACAACTATTGATCGACCTTCGTGACAACATTCACGTTTTTTCGGCGTTCAAATCGCACCATTCCGCCGAATTCATGGGGGGGTTGATGTGGGACGATGACGGAAACAAACGGGCGTTCGGGGACTTTAGATCGGACGCGATGTCGTATTTCGGAATCAGTCACGACACGCATTTGAAAACCGAATTTCGAACATCGATCGCAATGGGTCGGGGCGCGGCGTTTTGGCGCGATATAAATGACGACGCGAAACAATACCCTTTTTTAAAATATGACACCGTAGGCGATGAACGGGTTCGCCCCGATCATGAAGATTTCGACGGGATCACGCGCCCGATAAACGACGCGTTTTGGAAATCACATTTCCCGCCGAACGGATTTCGATGTCGGTGTGATGTGACGCAAATCGAAGGGAACGAAAAGGGATTCAAAGCAACCCCGAAAAAAGTCATTGACGCGACACCCGATCCGCCCGAATTATTTAAGATGAACCCCGCGATCGATCGCGTTGTGTTCGCGGCGGATCATCCCGCGTTCACCGTGGCGGAAAAATACAAGGTCGAAGCGAAAAAAATGTTCGGGTTGCCGCCTAAATTCGGGCGACATTTGGATGAATGACCTATTTCGTTAAACGAAACCCCCTATTTCGTTAAACGAACGGGGGGTGGTATGAAAACGCGTAGGATATAACATCAACTTATAACAAAGAATAGATTATGCCTATCAATTTTAAACGAATCAAATCACGCGTCAAGAAAGTCAAAGCGGAAACCCCGCGATTGATTTCGGTCGAAGCCGTGAACCATTTCAAAAAATCATTTCGTGACGGCGGGTTCACCGATGATCGTTTATCACCGTGGAAAAAACGAAAACGTCAAAATCGGGCGGATAAGAAAACAAAAAAGCGACGGGCGATTTTAGTTGATTCGGGTGATCTTAGAAAATCAATTCGAAAACGTAAAATTTCACCCCGAACGATCATCGTCGGCTCTTATGGCGTCAAATATGGCAAATTCCACAACCGCGGGACGGGTCGTCAAACGAAAAGGCAATTCATCGGGGAATCGCACAAACTCAATTTAAAAATTAGGTTAATTTTACACAAGCGTTTCAAAAGGGCGTTGAAAAAATAAAACGACATGGCATCACCTAAAACGAACATGATCAACGCGATTCGAAACGCGATTTCCGCGATCCCGAACATTGGATCATTTCGCGGGTTCAACGGGCAATTTGACGACAACCGTGAACACCCGTTGAAATTCCCGTGTGTTCTTTGGGAACTAGCGACGATCGATTGGCGACAAATGAAAAACCCGAACGGCGTCGGGAACATTCAAAGGGCGATGAATGGCGAAATCATTTTTCATGTCGGCGTTCGTTCGTTTGGCGATGATCCGAATGTTGACGATGAGGTTTTCGAAATAGCGGATTCGGTCGCCGCGGCGATCGCGGGAATTGATTCGGATGAATTCGGGCGGTTTTATCGTTTGTCGGAATTAATGGACGTTCAACACGAAACCGTCGTTGATCATCAAATCACGTTCAAATTTCAGATCATCGACGTCGTGACATTCGCGGGCGAAACGACGACGGGGATCATTAAAACATTACAAGAAACGGGCGACATTCAAACACCGCCCCCGAACGCGATCCCGTTGTTCGATGAAACCCCAACACACGGAACGGACAACCCGAACGACTAAATGAACAGAAACCCCGAAAACATAAACCGCCGCCGCGATGATTTGAACGCGGAAATCGAATCCCGAAAAAGTGAACGCGTTTCGGATGTGATTCGTGATTTCGCGGGACGTCATTATTTGTCGGAATCGACCGTGTGGAAAGACTACAAACACGACAATTCTGAAAACAACAACAACGCGGGACGAAACGACGTCAATTCTAAGCGGTATTGATCACTAGACACGTCAAAATTCAACGTTCGTTTGTTTTAGGTGTGTTTGTGTGTGTTGTTACTGTAAAGACGAAAAAAAGCCGTTTTAAACTAATTTAAGAAAACTAAAATCAAATATCTTTGTGATCTCATGGAATTGAAACACGTAAAAAACAAAACATCCGACACGGCGTCGATGTTTATATTTTCGGAAATTGGCGGTTGGGGAATCGACGGTCAGCAATTCGCCAATGAAATCGACTATTTGGGTCGAAACGGAATCACCACAATCAACGTTCACATCAATTCGGGCGGCGGATCAGTCATTGACGGTTTGTCAATTTTGCGCTCTATGCAATTATTTGACGGCGTGATCAATACCCACGTCGAAGGTGTCGCGGCATCAATCGCGGGAATTTTAGCGATGGGGGGTTCGAATCGAACGATCGTTGATTTCGGTCGAATAATGATACATGATCCTAGTTTTTCGGGTGGCGAAAATCTTGACGAAAAACAGAAAAACGCGATCGATTCAATCCGAGAAATGCTGATCAGTATATTCGACAAAAATTCCACAATGACGACCGATGAAATTTCGGAAATCATGACGGCGGAAACATGGTTCGATTCGGTTGAATCATTGTCGCGGGGACTGGTTGATGAAATAATTGACACGGAACGAAAGTTCGAAAACATTTTCGAAGGGGAAACAAATGTCGCGACGATGGTGAATCGGGCGGCGTCGGCTTATTTGCCAAAACATAAAAACGTAAAAAAAGAATCTAAGATGAAAAATTTGACATCACATTTGAAACTTGACGCTTCGTCAAATGAATCAACAATCATTGACGCGGTGAAAGTTATCGAAGCGAACGCCGCGGCGGTTGCGGGGCAACTAACAGACGCGACGGAAATCGTGAACGCGAACGCGACGGAAATCGAAAGATTAAGATTAGTTATTGCGACGGGCGAAGTTGACGCGGCGATCGCATCGGGAAAAATTAAAAAGGAATCACGCGACGCGATGATTGTTTTGGCAACCGATAACGGCGAAGCGTTCAAAACGATCGTTGATTCAGTACCAACAAAGGCGGCGAAAATTATCGACCTATTAGGCGACGAAGGGGCGGCGACTGATTTGGAAAAATTGATTGACGGTAAATCTTTTAGAGATTTAGAAAAAACGAATTCGGCTTTATTGAATAAGATCAAAGCGGAAAACGTGGAATTGTTTAATAAAATGTATTTAGCGGAATACGGTGTGAAACACCCGAACGACATCGCGACAAAATAAACCGAACATAATTCGGGTGTAATTAATTAGCAAAAAAAAAGAAAATGGCTATTCAAAAAGAAATTTGGACAAAAGACATTCAAGATGTTTTATTTCAAGGTTTAGAATTTACGGGGCGCGCGCTGAATCACAACGCGTATATCAACGGAAAAACGGTTCACGTTCCACAAGCGGGGGCGAATCCGACGATCGTTGTTGACAGATCATCATTTCCCGCGACAATCGGTCAACGTACCGACACAACAAGGGATTATTCGATGAAATCATTGACAACCGATCCGATTTTAGTGACGAATGTTGATGAGTTACAAACGGAATATGACAAAAGAAAGTCAGTTCTTTCAGCTCATACGAACGTTTTAACAGAACGCGCGGGACTTGAAATCGTTAACGGTTGGGCGGGAACAGTCGCGAACAAGGTGGCGACATCGGGATCGACTGACGCGCTAGCACTAGCACCGTCCGCCACGGGAACAAGAAAGGCATTATTAATGAAGGACATTCGAGCGTGTGCGAAATTAATGGACAAACAAAACATCCCGATGAATGGTAGAATGTTGATTTTACCGTCTGACATGTATTACCAATTATTTGATGACGCGGACGCGACGAAAAGGGACGCAATGAACGCGAATCCGTTGTTGACGGGTGTGATTGACAAAATTTTCGGATTCGACATTTATTCGATGGGGGTTGTCAACAGATTGACGACTGGTTTAGAGTTAAGAACGGTAACGCACGCGGGTGCGGCGACTGACAATTTCGCGGGAATCGCGTGTCACGCTGATCATGTCGCGAGGGCGTTAGGTTCGATTAATGTTTTCGCCGAAGCTGAAAAGGCTGATTACTATGGCGGCGTAATGTCGGCTGAAGTGATGATCGGATCAGCACCGATTAGAACAAGCGAAGCGGGCGTTATCACTTTGCACCAAGTTTAGAAAATAAGGTCATGAAGTTATTAAACCATGACGAACGCGGCGTGATGAACGCGGCGGGATTGAAACAATCCGATTTATGGATCACGGGGGACGGAACATCGTTCCCCGCCAATCCAATCGGCGAAGCGTTCGCGAAGAAATACGCGAAGAAATTCACCCCTAATTTGTCGGTGAATTTTACAAAAAAATCAAAGATTAAAACGAAAACGATCGCCGCGGATAAGGGCGGAAAAACAGAAAATTCGAATTGATCGTCATTTACTAACTAAGAAAAACCCCCAAAGATGGGAACTCCAAAAATATTATTTAATCGCGGCGCGGGCGGTTTAGGGCGCGCGCTAACTTCGAACGATCACATTTCCGCGTTGATGTTTTTCAATGACAATTTACCCGCGGGATTCGGGGCGAATGATCGCGACAAAGCGGTTTATTCGTTAGAACAAGCCGAAGCATTAGGGATCGCCGAAGGTTCGGCGAATCACGCGTTCGAATGGTATCAAATACAACAATTTTTCAACCAAAACCCGAACGGGAAACTTTGGATTTCGATTCAAGTGTTGACGTCAATGACGACAACGTTCACGGAAATTGACGCGTTGCAAAGAACCGCGGACGGCGAAATTCGTCAGATCGGTATTTGTGACCTTTCGGATTCGTCAGTTGTAAGAATAGGAACAGACAATGTACCGACTACGATTCAAACGATTGTCACGGCACTAAAAACGGCGGATATGCCGTTGAACGTGTTGATCGGATTTGATGATTCGGGATTGACTGATTTGACGTCATACGTTGACGGGGCGGCATTAGATAAAGAAAACGTTTCATGTGTTATCGGGGCGGATTCATCGAATGTTGGTCAAGCGTTGGAAACGGCGTCATCGAAAAGCGTTCCGACGGTCGGGGCGGTGTTGGGTGTGGTTTCATTTTCCGCGGTCAATGAATCGATCGGGTGGATTGGAAAATTCGACATGGCGAAAGATGCCGAACTCGCGATCCCGAAATTAACATCGGGCGAACTAGTCAAAAGTATTTCAGTAGCGTCGGAATTATCGTTGAATGACAAGGGATATATATTCCTTAAAACACATAGAGGGACGAACGGAACATTCGCCAATTTTGGACGAACTTTCGGTGATCAATCGGGTGATTTTTCCACGATTGAAAACAATCGAACGATGGACAAGTCGATTCGAAACATTCGAACATTCATGTTGCCGAACTTAAATTCGCCGTTAGTACTTAACGCGGACGGAACATTGACAGATAACACGATCGCGGTTTTCGAAAATTCGTGTCAACGTGCGTTGGATGGTATGGTTCGCGATGGTGAAATTTCAGCCTATTCGGTGAAAATAGATCCATCACAACCCGTTTTATCAACGTCGAATCTAGTGATCGCCGTGGCGGTTGTTCCCGTTGGTGTAGCGTCCACGATCACCACGAACATCGGTTTCGCCGTGGCGGTTTAATTATAAATTTTTAAAGAGCAAAAAAATGATTCCATTAATTAACGGCGAAGCGTATGATTTCGCACAAATACTTGTAAACATCGCGGGCGTTCCTATTGCGTCGGTGACTTCGATCGAATACGGCGAAGAACAAGAAAAAAAGAACAACATGGGGGCGGGGCGTCGTCCCGTGTCTAGGGGTCGCGGGACAATACAAGCGTCCGCATCAGTCGAAATGTCGATGACAGACATTCAAGCGATTCGAAACGGCGCGCCAAACAGATCGCTGCTATCAATCGCCGCGTTCGACGTTGTTGTCGTTTTCGGGAATCCTCAGTCGCCAACGGTTCACACGTTGAAAAACGCGGAATTCACGACGGACAAACTTTCGGGATCGTTAGATGATACAGATTTGACGACATCGTTCGATTTGATCATTTCGCACATCGAATGGTAAAAAATAGACTTTATTAATAATTCAGAACCATCACACACAAACATACAATGGCTAAGAAAGTAGAAAAAACCGCGCCCGAAAAGGACGCGAAAACGGCGATCGAAATCCCCGCGGGGACTGTTTACACGATCGAAGTCGAAGGGAAAAAAGCATATTTAAGAAAACCCGACCGTCACACCGTCGAAGCGGCTTTAGGTTATGCGATGCCGATTCAAGGACGTCCGCAATACGTCCGCGCGGGCGAAATCGTTTTGTTGGGTTGTTGGTTAGGCGGTGACGAAGAAATCAAAACGGATGATGACCTTTTAGTCCCCGCAGCAATGCAAGCGTTCCAAACAATAAGCAAAACGGCGGCGACTTTAAAAAAAAACTAAGTGATCACCGCTTAAACGCAAAAAACGGATCAGCGGAAATCACCAAAATGAATTCGCTGATCCGTTTTTATTTTCATATTGATCCGCGAACGTTAGATGATGACGAATTTTCGCGGACGTGGGGCGAATTACAATTTGCGATTGATTATCATCGAAAAAATGTTGTTGGATTAGTCGAAAACGTTAAAAAATAACTCTAAGAATGGCACAAACTGAGGAATTTATAATAAAATTAAAGGATCAATTTTCGTCAAAACTTCGCGACGCGGATGACGCTTTGGATGACACGCGTGATTCGGCGGACGATTTAAATTCATCTTTCGATAAAATGAAATCGGTCGCGGGTGCGGCGGTTGCGGCTTTAGGTTTACGCGAATTTATACAAGCGACGGGCGAATTCTCAAAGATGCGCGCGGCGGTCATGGCGTACACGGGCGAATCGGGAAAAGCGGGTGACGATCTGATCACCACCGCGAACGCTATTTCCGCGTCTTATGGCGGTGAAACGACTGAAATTCTAAGGGCGGCGAACGCTATGACGAAACAAGTCGGGGGATCAATGGAATCGAACATGAACTTAATCGTTTCGGGGTTTCAAAAGGGCGCGAACGCGAACGGCGAATTTATTAATCAGCTGATCGAATATCCCGCGTTCATGAAGGAAGCGGGTTTGTCGGCGTCGCAATCAATCGCGTTGATCACCCAAGCGTCAAAGGATGGAATCTATGACGACAAAGCGTTCGATTCGGTCAAAGAAATGACGCTTTCGTTGACGGAAATGACAACAACCCAACGGGACGCGATCAACAACATCGGAATCGATGCGGGCGCGTTGTTGGCGGACATGAACACGGGGGCGATGTCACCGTTTCAAGCGATGCAGAAAATTGTCGGAGTTATGGACGATTTTGACATTTCCGCACAAAAAACAATCGTCGCGGACATTTTCAAAGGTGCGGGCGAAGATAGTGGACTGGCGTTCATTAAATCGTTGGAAACGATTGATCTTGAATTGGAAAACTTAGAGGGGACGGGAAACGCTTATTCGGACGGATTGTTCAAGATGAACACTATGTTCGAAGGTTTGAAAACGACGGTTTTGTCGGCAGTTTTGCCCGCGATGGGGGGGTTGATGACATTCATCGCCGAAAATAAACCTTTACTTTTAGGATTAGCGGCGGCGGTGGGCGTGATGGCTGCGGTGATGGGCGTGATGACGATTCAAACGTGGCTATTAAATACGGCATTATTTGCGAATCCGATTGTTTTGGTTGGCGTTGCGATCGCCGCGTTGATCGGGTTGGTTGTTTACGCCTACAATGAATTCGAAACGTTCCGCGGGATCATGGACGGGATCGGAAAAGTGATCGGCTACGTCGCGGGGTTGATTTGGGACGCGTTGGTCGGGGCGTTCAACATGATCAAAACGGTCATTTCGTCCGTGATTGATTGGTTTATTCAATTCGCGCCAATGATCAAAAAATATATGTTGATGGCTTTGGGTTTTGTTATAAAATTAAATCCGATTTATTGGTTGGTGCAAGCGATAAAAAAGATTTTTCCTAAATTATACGCGACGGTCATGGATAAATTCAACGATGTTTTCGGTTGGTTGATTAAGAAATGGAACAAAATGAAAAAGTTTTTCGGAATGGATGTCAGCGTGAACGCGGACATTTCAACGGATGACAAACTGAAAGATGATCCCGCGGGCGATGGTTCGGAATTAGTAGTTCCAACGGGCGGCGGGACGTTGGGAATAAACACCAACCCGTCATCAACGGCGGCGGGATCATCGAACATCGGGTCGGGTGTCAGTAGCGTTTCGAATTCCGCCCCGAAAACGTTCAATATCAACATTGATTCCTTAATTTCATCTTTTAGCATTAACACCGAAAACGTGGAAACGTCAACACAAAGAATCCGCGACATGGTATTGGAAACACTATTGTCCGCGGTTAACGACGTACAAACGGCGATTGATTAAAATAAAATGATAGAAACAAACCAACCCGAAAACAAGTTCACGCCGTCATTGATTGACGCGGGACAATCAAAGATCGCGAAATTAGGGTTCGCGCCGTTCGTTTTGGACACGCGGACAATTTTGAAAGGTGTCGCATCGGGCGCGGTGCGTTCGTTCATTTTTGACCCCTTAAATGATGATATTGACAAATCCGATCAAACGTCCTATTTAGGGACGGCGGTTTTTTCGAACTTAATTTTCGAACCCGATCCCGTTTTGAATACGACGGGAACATTCACCGACATCGACGGGACTGATCAAACGTTCGAAGGTTTAAGAATAGACACGGTTTTATTTCAAATTCAACGATCGAAAAACATTGTAAAAACATCCGTGCAAGGTAAAAACGGAACATTTAAGGAATACACGTCCGACGGGGATTTCGAAATTTCAATCAACGGATCAATCGTTTCGGAAAACCCGAATAAATATCCCGCGGATGATGTGAAAAAACTGATCAAACTGATGTCAATTCCCGAATCTATTTCGGTGACGTCCGAATTTCTGTCATATTTCGAAATCACGGACGTCGTTGTTGAATCATATTCAATCGCGCAAAATAGCGGGTTTTTAAACGTTCAACCGTTTTCGATTAAACTATTATCTGACACCCCAATCGAACTAAAATGAAACGATTAGTTTGTGAAATATCGATCGGATCAATCGCGGCGAATTACGTTGAATCATTCAAAATTAGTTCATCGTGGGACACGTTCACCGACACCGCTGAAATTTCGATCCCGCGAACGGTGGTTCATGAAAAACAAAAAAAACGAATTGACACGCTGATTTCGGTCGGCGATGAGGTTGAAATAAAAGCGGGATATTTCCCAAACTTAGAATCGCGTTTTGTTGGTTTCGTTGTCGGTGTTGAATCGGGCGTCGTCACTAAAATAAAATGCGAAGATTTCGCCTACTTATGTAAGCAAAAGGCGGAAAATTTTTCAACGGAATCGACAACGGTTGAAACATTGATCAATAAAATGAAACCCGACGGAATAACCGTTGACGCAATAGACGCGGAAATCGGATCGTTTCGTGTTAAAAATTCAACGTTGTCGCAAGTTTTAGACAAAATTCGAAAAAATTACGGTGTCCGAACGTGGTTTCGCGATTCGATATTAATCGCGGGGTTGCCTTATATTAGTAATTCGGGAATTGATCACGAAATTTCGTTTCAATCCGACATCCCAATCGGTAAGGGTGACGGATTGAAATACGAAAATTCTGACGACGTAAAATTGAAAGTCAAAGCGATTTCGATTTTACCAAACAATAAAAAAATTACCGTCGAGGTTGGCGACCCTACGGGCGAACAACGAACGTTCAACGCCTACAATATTAAAACCGAAAAGGAACTAAAAAAATTAGCCGATCAACATTTGGACGACTTAAAGTTCACGGGGTTTCGGGGGTCGTTTGAAATGTTCGGCGAACCGATGATCAAACACGGGGACAAAGTAAAATTGACGGATAAATTGAACCCCGAACGCGGTGACGGGGTGACGAAATACGGCGTCAAAGGTGTCGAAACGTTGTTTTCGGTTGGTTCGGGGTTTCGTCAAATAGTAACACTAGGCAAAAAATCCAGCTAAAATCGGCGAAATTCGTCGTCAATGAACGTTCGCGTTTTTCGTGGGGATTCGTTGTTGAAAAAAAAGATCGTTCAAAATTGAGTGCTTAAAATGGAAAAGGGAAAAAACGTTCGGGAACTAATTCGGAAAATGGCGGATGACGGTTCGGAAATTTATTCGATCATTTGCGAAGTGATAAAAGTTGATATTTCAAAGCGTGTTTGTGTGGTCAACCCAATCGACGAATCACCCGAAATTTTTGGTGTGCGTTATTCACCGACGGACGGTGATTCGTTGGGGTTGATTATGAACCCCGCGATCGGATCGTTGGTTGTGGTTTCATTTTTAGATGATCACAACGCGTTCATTTCGTTGATGACTGAATTCGACACGATTGTTTTAAAAAATACCGACGCGGATTTGAAAAAAATACTTTTAGACCTCATCGGAATGATTAAGGTCGCGACATTTCCAACGCCCGCGGGCGCGTCATCAACGGCGATCAACGCGGCGACATTGACACCAATAGAAACGGCAATAAATAAACTATTTGAATAATGGCATTAGTAAAAGCGACATTAAAATCGGCAATAAAAGCGGCGTTCGAAGCCGAAAAGGAATCAACTGATCCCGCCGCCACGTCAATCGATCGAATCGCGACGGCTATTTCCGACGCCGTTGACGTTCATATTCGTTCGGCGACCTTAACAGTCCCCGCGGGAATCCCCGTGGCGACCGCGGGTTCACCATCCGCACAAGTAGGAGCGACAACCGCCCCCGCGCTTTGTTTAATATCGTAAATTTGAAACATGAAAGGAATCGATATACTTTTGAGAACAGATGACTATAACATTGAAATTCAAAACGGTGATTTCGTGATCGGTGAATCCGATCAACAACACATTCAAACAATTTTACACGCGAAAGCGGGTCAATTTTACGAAACGCCGATGATCGGTGTCGGGATCATTGATCACCTTAATTCAGGCGTGACGGTCACGCGTATCAAAAACGTCATCACTAAAAACTTAAACGTTGATAATTTTGACGTCAAATCGATTTCGGTCGGTGATGATTTCACTATTGGGGTCGATGCAATACGAAAAAAATGATTGATTTAATAATTGTAAAAGAGCAACAAAATATCTTCGATTCGTTGTTGGCGGCGGGCGGAACGATCGTTGACGCGATTTCGTTTCTAATCGAAGCCAATGACGATTCATTGAATTGGTTGGCGTCAACGGGCGACACGTTCGACCGTGGAACGGTTGACGATTTGGATTTCATGGTTTTAACCGCGTACAAAAAAAACAATCACGTCCCCGTCAATCGGATGTCGTGGTTGGATAATGATCCAACGGATTTTCAAAACGGTTTACAATCGGCGGGAATTGGGGCGGGTGTAATTGGATCAAATTTCGTTATTGGTTAAATAAAGAAAATAAAAGGAACTAAAAAAACAATAAAATGAGCAACAGAACAACATTAAAGGCGTTTTTCGAAACTGATGACGTCCCGACCGAATCACAATTCGCCGACCTCATAGATTCAAATTTAAATTTAACAGACGACACGACCGACGAAATCACCGAAGGTTCGACAAATTTATTCGAATCCGCCGCCGCGTCAACCGCCGAAGCCGAAGCTGGTACGGAGGGTTCTTTGCGGGCGTTTTCGCCGCGAAACATACAAAGGGCTATTGCCGCTTTGCAAGCTATAAATGTCATAATAGACACCCCGTTAATCACTTCGGGTTTTACTTTCTCGAATAGAATATACCTTTTGAACTTATCTAGTGCGGTCGCTTTTTTACCGCCCGCATCACCTAGTGCGGGTGATCAGTTTGGCATAATTGACGCGACACGAAGTATTAGTAGTTCGGTTTATTGTCAAATTAGATTTGCATCTTCGGGGGTGAAGTTTCACGGAACCAATGTTAACATTAACATTCAAAAACAAGACGCGAGCGTCGTTTTTGAATACGTGAACACGGCGACGGGTTGGGTGATTATTCGGGGTTCAATAACTTAAAAAAATAAAAAGAAATGGCGCGAAGTATTTCAACGATATACGATGAACTTGTGACAATAAAATTGTCACAACCCGATTTGACTGATTTGACACCGAATCCGTCAACGGCTCAAGATTTGAAAACCGATTTGTCATCGGGATCGGTTGTCGCGGTTTGGCGATTATGGCTTTGGATCATGGCGGTCGCTACGCATACGCATGAACTTTTATTCGACAAACACATCGTCGAAGTCGAAGCGATTCACGACGGGCGCGAGTGGGGGACGCTCCAATTTTTACACGATCGGACGTTGTTGTTTCAATTAGGCGATGCGTTCGATTGGAATGGCGTTCAGTTTGTTTACGACCCTATAACACCCGCGAATCAAATAATAAAACGTTGTGCGGTGGTTGTTTCGGGTTTTCAAGTACTCTTTAAGGTGGCAAAACTTGACGGGAACAATGATCCCGAAAAATTGTCCGCCGCTGAAATTTCAGCGTTGGAAACGTACGTTGATCGGATCGTTTACGCGGGTACGCAATACGTTGTCATTTCCGATGATCCCGATGATGTGAAAGTTGATCTTTCGTTGGTTTTCGATCCGCTTATTATATCGCCGAACGGTTCGTTGATCACGAATTCCGCGATTTTTCCCGTTGTTGATGCGATCAACGCGTTCATTAAAAATTTATCGTTTAACGGTGTGGTGAACATCACGGCGTTGGTTGATTATTTACAGACGATTGACGGCGTGATCGATCCGACGATGAATTCAATGTCATCCAAGTTTGGCGGCTATAATTACGCGCCTATTGTGATGAACTATCACACTTTCGCGGGTCATGCCGTTTTGGATGAACCGAATTCATTAATCACCTATATTTCCGAAAACGATGTTTGATATTAATTTTTCTTTATTTGGTAGGGAATTGACGCCGTGGTTTTGGCGTTCGCCGCGTTGGAAACAATGGATCGGGGTGTGTTTGTGGGGGCTGCAAGCCGTGAACGCTTTGTTTGTTTCATATAGAGAAACGACCGCGTTCAATTTAGGTTTTAACGGACAAAAAATATATTTAGAAAAGTGGCTAAATTTGACTTTTGACGTGAATGATCAAACGTATCAAATAATAAATCGCCCCGCTTTAGATACGCCCGCAATATGGAACAAAGCGGAACAAGTTGGAAACCATATTTTCAACAAATCCGAATCGTCATCGGATCGATTGTACTTGTTTAACAAAGCCGAACGAACGGGGGGTTTTGATTTTATCGTTTACGTTCCCGCGCCGCTTGTATTGACGCCCGCGTTAATCGCTGCGATTCGGGTTCAAGTTGACAAGTTTGTCATCGCGGGCAAAAATTACGAAGTCACACAAACGATCAACCCGTGGGGATATTAACAGAAATTAAAAAAAATTAAAATGAATAAATTAATCACAACGGACGTCGGGGGGATGCCTTTCGATTCCGACGATCTCAGATATTTAGATGAAGCACAGCGCGCCGTTTTTAATGCAATAGGGACGGCAATGATGAACGGAACATCAAACACGATCATTTCGTTGGTCGGGTGTGATGTTGTTTCAAATGGTTTGAATTGGGATGTTTCCGCGGGATATTTGTTCGCGAATGGTGAATTTTTCGCCGTTCCCGTTCATTCGGTGTTAAAGGGCGTTGATCCTATAACGAACTATTGGGGCGAACATTTCACTTTTGACGCCGCGGGAAACGAAAATTTCAAAATCGCGGGGTCGTTTGATACGTATCAAATAAGGGAATTTAAGTTGAAAAATTCGGACACCGACGGGGCGTCGGGTGCGGATGATCATGTCATCACCGAATTGAAATCTTTCGCGGATGTATTCACCACCGCCGAACGATTCGAAGCGTTCGAAGTGTTGACAACAGAATATCAATACAACGAACCGCGGTTCGGTGTTGTCGCTGATTTATACAACGGTCAAACGGTCACATATTCGGTTTATACTTCTTTTAATCAATTATTGTCAACGGGAAACAATGTCATCGGGGGCGGATTGGTTCTTTTGGCTGGTTCTGTTAATCAAATAACAATCACGACCGAACTAGCGGTTTCGACTGACTGGATTCGAATAACATCCGCGAACCCTACGGCATCGGCGGACGTTGTTGTCATCGGGGGCGGATTGGTTTTCGATGGTTCGGGTCATGTCGATTGGAATTCAAACGATCCGATCACGTTCATGATCATTAACAATTCTGACGTCAATCGAGTTTGTCCGATAACAACATTGAAAAAATCGTCAATATCTGTTTCAATGGTTTCTAAATTTATCTAAAAAATGAATGACAACATGAACATGATGATTTCGTTCGGGAATTTCGTTTTCGCTGCGGTTGGAATGGTTGCCGCGATATTGATCCCTTTAATGTTGGGATTGATTAAAATAAATAAGTCCCAACAAGCGACGAACGTTCGATTGAATAATTTAGAAAAACATCGATCCGATAATGATCCAAAAATGGACAAAGTGATCGAACTAGAATCCCGCGTGAATTCGTTGGAAAAACATCGATCCGACATTGAACCGTCACGAATCAAAATGATTTCAATGTTGGCGGTCATCAATACAAAACTAGACGCGAACACCGATTCGATGACAGAAATTTGGAAATACATTCATAAAGATAAAAAATGAAACATCATAAATTCGGTAAAACATCATCGGAACGGTTGAAAACGTGTCATCCCGATTTGATCAAAATCATGACGGTCGCGTTGGAATTTTCGCCCGTTGATTTCTCGATCACGTGCGGACATCGAACCGTCAAAGAACAGCAAAGATTATATAAACAAGGCAGAAAAACGGCGGGTTCAATCGTCACCAATATCGACGGGATCACAAAACTTTCGGATCATAACGAATTCCCGTCGCGTGTTGTTGATTTTCACGCCTATGTCCCGACTAATCGAAAAATGACATTTGATCATCGAACCTTGTCCGTGATCGCGGGATGTGTTTTTTCGGCTGCATCTTGTTTAGTTGAATCGGGTGAAATCAATCCGAAATCGTTCATCCGTTGGGGTGGTGATTGGGATCGTGACGGCGTGATTGTCGTTGATCAAAATTTGGTTGATTTGCCGCATATTGGCGTACATTTAAAGTAAAATTAAAAACAAAGCAAAATGAAAATTTTCAAAAATTACAATAAACCGACGCCCGCATTTTGGCGAAGGTTGGGCGATTCACTTTTGGCGGTGACTACAATGACGACCGCGTTCGCTATTGCAACGGACAACACGAAAATCGCGATCACGGTTTTGGTCATCGGTGCGATCGGTAAATTCATGACGAACTTTTTTTCGATTGAAAACGATGTTCGGAAATAACGTCATCACATCGATCGCGTTCATTTTGGTTTTAATTTTTTCGGGGTGTTGTGTTTCACAAAAAACAAGCGCGCGAAAAATTAATCGAATGGTCGAATGTAACCCGTCATTGATTGACGATTTTCGCGACACGGTGATCGTGAACGTGATCGACACGGTGTTGATTCCCGAATTGATTGTTTCGGGGTTTGTTGATGTTTCAATATTGGACACGGCATTGATCACCGACATTGATTCGGGGGTTCAGATTGAAATAATAACATCACCTTTCGAGGGGTTGAAATTAGAAAGTGACACGATCCCACGGTTCAATGTTAAGGCTACGGCGATAATTCCGCGCGACACGGTGATCGTGATTCGAAACGTTGTTGTCCCGTGTCCCGATCCGATTGTCGTCGATGATGTTTCGGGTTCGATTGATTCGATTCGAATGAAATTCGGGGCGATCGGGTTCGTGTTTGGTATTATAACGATTCTTTTAGTTTTACGAATGGTGCGATTTGTTGTCGGAGAACCGCCCGATTAGCTACATTTGCGATTCTTATTTAAATTGATTTGGTTGGTTGATTTAAGTTCATGTTAAAATCCCCGTGCATCGTGTACGGGGATTTTTTTGTTTAAGGTGTCAAACACCCCCTTAAAACCGATTAAAATTAATTTAAGGCATCAGAACCCCAATTCAACACCCGCGTCCGTGTGTGGCTTTTTTAACCGTATTTTAAAATAAATGAAATAAAATATTATATATTAAAACGTTTAGTGTAAATTCGCACCATGAACAACCCAACCCAACCAACCGCCCAAAACGTCAACACGCTGACTTTCAAAGGTATCACGCTAAAAGAAGCCAACCGCGATTTTTTGGTTCGTTTATATCCAAACTCAAAACAACGATCAAATCATAAATTAATGTCGGTAAATTCGTTACGAAATGAAATCGGGGATTTGTACACGGTGAAATTTGTGGAAAAGTTCATCAATTCGGGAAATCAAAAACAATCGTTCAAACTACGCCGCGGAATAGAGGTTGTTTTATGGGCGCGATAAATCAAATATTAATTAATCAAATACATATTAAAAATGGCAAAGCCAAAAACAAAGAAGTCAAACACGAAAATCGGTTCGGGAACATCCCGATCGAAATCGGCGTGTGAATTTACCATCCGCCGCGAAATAATCACAACGGACGACGATAAAAAAAGATCGAAATTCGTGATCATCGGGGCGGCGGGGTTGGCTCATAATTTCAACACCGCGAACGAAGTCGTCAATTTTTGTTTGGCGGTTTACAAAAGGAAAATTGACATTTCCGCGCTGAGGTCGGGCGTTTTGGAATTTTTAGACGACGGCGGGGTTTCGCGTTCAGAAAAGGCGAAATTAATGGTCGCGTTCGGTAGATTGGAAAAAGGCATCGAATCAATAATCCAAGCGCGCGCCACGTTTTTAAAGGGTGATTTGTCCCCCGAATCGATCAACATGATTATGATCGACAAAATAGAAGATTTAGAGATCCCTATAATCGAAATGAAACAATTCATCGCGGACACCATCACACCGCCCGCGCCGACGGAATCGGACACCCTTAAAAATGACGAAACGTCATCATCTAACTAATGGAAAAGAACCAAACAAAATTCGACATACTTCGCGACCGCGTTAATGTCGTCCGATCTAATTTCGAAGATCATCCGAATTTCAAATGGTTGACGGTTTTTCGCAACGAACACCCCCAACACCGTCCCGATCGAATAAAAAACGTTTATTACTTAAATTGCACGAACGAAACGATCACGTCGGATTTGGAAAAATTTTTCTTAAAATATAAACCTTTAAAAAAATGAACATGAACATGAACATTTCATTCCAAACACAAATCGGGCGCGCGCTTGTTTTAATGGAAACCGTGAAACCTTTATCCTCGAAAGTAAAAAGGGAATTTCCGAATTTTGATCCGTCAGAAATCGAAATTTTAAACGCGACAATCGATTGGACGGCGGAAATCAATTCGATGTCATGGGGCGTTGAAATCGGAAAAAAAACGATTAATCGAATCACCGTTCACGCGGTTGTTGATGGTTTAAAAATGGATTTGAATTTCACCAGTAAAAACGCGGAAATAAAAATTCATCACGAATCGAATGATCCGTCGCGGAAATTCATCGCCCCGATCGAATTGTCGATCAAAATAATTTCAAATAAAAATCAAATATCAATTACCTATTAAAATAAAATATCATGGCTAAAAAAGCAACACAAACAAAGAAAACGAACGCGGGATTTTTGCCCGATGGTTTCGAAATGCCCGCGACATCGGGGGACAATTACATGAAATTTGAAATCGGGGAAACTACGTTTCGAATAATATCAAAACCGTTGATCGGTTGGTTGGCGTGGGCGGACAAAAAACCGCATCGATTCGCGTCATTGGAATCGGCGAACGCGTCCGATGTTGTATTCGAGGACGCACCGCGCTATTTTTGGGCGGTTGTCGTTTGGAATTCGGAAAAGGGACGCCCGCAAATTTTAGAGATAACACAAAAAACGGTGTTGAACGTGGTTCACGCGCTTAACAAGAATCCGAAATGGGGCGCGCCGTTCACTTATGATTTGACCGTTGAAAAAACGGGATCGGGAAAAGACGGGACGAAATACGCTACAACGCCAAACCCTAAAGAGAAACTGACACCCGAAACGATCGCGGCGTGTAAAGAATGGACGATCGAACTTGAAAACCTATTTTCGGGCGGCGATCCGTTCACGAAAATCCCCGCGTCATTTCAATCGGACGAAGATGACGAACCAAAAAACACGGCAAAGAACGCCACGGAATTCGAACAAGAATTGACAGACGATTCGGAGATCGATGACGATTTACCGTTTTAAATTTAGTAATTAAATTAACCCAATAAGGGCGGCGAAATCAGCCGTCCTTATTTACTAATAAAAAGAAAACATGAACAAAAAAATAGTCAAAAAAGAATGGAACAAAGAACCCGTTTCGTTTTCATCCCTAAAAGCGTTTGACGCGTCGCCGTCGAAATTTATCGCCCACAAAAAACGCGTATTTGAACCGACCCCCGCGATGATCATGGGGTCGTTGATTCACTCCTTAATCCTAGAACCGAAAACCGTGGACGAAAAGTTTATCGTTTGGGAGGGCGGACGACGTGCGGGAAAAATTTGGGACGAATTCAAGTCAGTCGCATCCGCCGAAAATCTCGAGGTCGTTAAACGCGATGAAATGGATTCAGCTATTTTAGTCCGTGACGCGGTGATGAATCACGAAATCGCGGGCGACATGATCCGATCGTTCGAAGCCGTTGAAAAACTGATCGAATGGAACGACCCCGAAACGGGGATTCCGTGTCGGGGATTTTTGGACGGTATTGGGGACGGTTTCGTTTGTGATCTCAAATCAACGGCATCAAACGACCCCGACGACTTTATTCGTTCGTGTTATAATGAAAAATATTCATTACAATCGGCGATGTATTTGGACGCGGCGAAAGTTGACGATTTTTTCATTATAGCGTTCGAAAAAACCGCCCCATTTCACGTTATGGTGTACGAAGTGACGCCAACGTTCAAAGCCTACGGGAACGCCATGAAACGTCGTTTAATGGCATCATTCGCGAAGTGGGACGGGAAACCCGCGGGACGGGAATTTCACACGGGAATTTCGATCGCGCCGTTGTCAACCCCTAAATATTCGAAATTAGAACCGCATTTCGACCCACCGTCCGCGCTTGACGCTGCAAAAGAAAGGTTTTAAGACATGAAAAATCAAAAATTCATAGTCATCCGCAAAAGTCAATTCCGAAAAATGATCAGATCCAACGGTTCGCCGTTTGGGTTTGATGTTTTCGCGAAAACCGTCCCGCGATCGGAAATAAATTCAATTATCGAATCATCAAATGACCGAAAGGAAAAAAACAACGCCCGATCGGCGATCGAATTCAATTTACCGTTCGCCGTTGGTTCTTTTTTAATCATCCCAACGGAATCAATCGAGATCAATAAACATTCGAAAACGTGGGTTTTCGGGCGTCAAAATTTATCGGATAATGTCGGCGAATAGTTTGACGCGGGCGATTGTCCAGTATCTAAATTTCAACGGGGTCGTCGCGTGGAACGTGTACAACGGCGGCGTGTACGATCCTAAATTGAAAAAATATCGTAAAAACCCCCAACACAAACACGGAGTGTTCGACATTTGCGGATTCACAAAAAAAGGGGGGCGACACGTTGAAATCGAAATAAAAATCGGACGTGATAAAATGTCAGATCACCAACGCCGTCACTTTATAGAGTTAAGCGACGCGGGCGCGCTTGTATTTGTCGCCCGTGATTTCGATTCATTTGAATCGTGGTTCAAAAAACAAGAAAATGAACAACCAACCAACCGAACCAAACAAAAAAACATCGCCACCGAATTCGGATCGGGGATCGCGTAAATTCCGCGGGATTTGGATTCCCTCAGAAATTTGGGAAAATGACAAATTAACAATTCAACAAAAAGTTTTTCTTTCTGAAATCGATTCATTGTCGGGGCGTTCGGGGTGTTTCGCGTCGAACGCTTATTTCGCTAAATTTTTCGGATTATCAAAATCGCGCGTTTCGAATGTAATTTCATCACTTGAAAAATTAAGGATGATTAAAATCACACTAATCAAATCGCAGTCGGGAAAAAACGTCGAAAAAAGAATCATTAAACCAACTGGCGAACAACGAACGCCGCCCGTCAACGTCCCAAAAGAACAAGCGAAACCAAAACACAAAACCCAACCGAATCACGTTTCATCAGTCAAACCGATCGTCGAGTTGTTGAATTCGGTCGCGGGTTCAGATTACAAACACACCACCGCCGCGACGATCAAACACATCAACGCCCGAATCAATGAAGGTTTCACCGCCGCCGATTTCAAAACGGTGATCACGGATCGCGTTCGGTTATGGCGCGCCGATGATAAAATGAAACAATTCATCCGTCCCGAAACATTGTTCGGGAATAAATTCGAATCGTATTTGAACGCCGCCAATCAGTCATCAGTTAAGGCATCAAAGAACACAAACAACGCGACCGTAGATTTCGGCGAACGCGCAAAACCTGAATCGAAATGAGTGACAAAAATGACCACGCCGAAAGGTTTCAAAATATAGGTTTCACGCCGAAGGGTTCACAAGATCAACAAAAAACGAAATGCAAAGCGAC